CATAAGTTACACCAATTGTGCCAGTCATATCAGTATCACTGTCCATAACTTCCCATGCGCCAGCTACACCATAAAAGTATTCAATACTCATCTGACGTGCGCCACTAGTGCTTGTTTCGTTATCAACGTGTACTACAACTAGGAATGTTCCGTCTGTTGCACCACTTGCGGCTGTAGTTGGAGTATGTACATCACCTACAACGTCTGTACCATCGTCTACGTTAATTTCAACTGCTGGAATTTTGTTAACCCATTTGCTAGTTGTGTTGTTCCACTGGTGAATACCATATGAACTAGCGTCTGTGTCTAACCATAATGTACCAGCAGTACTATAAACCGCTGTTGGTGCAGTTGTGCTTGCTTCTAATTGTCCTAAATTAAGGTCTGCTCTAACAATAAATGCTTGATTGCCTTGTCCTAAATAACTGTACGCCGCCATTAAACCATATTCGCTAGTTTCACTGCCTTGTACAACTGTTGCTCCATTTTTAGTGAAAGTTGGATTACCAAAAAACTGTGTCAACTCTCTTTGGCTAGTAACTTTCACTACTTTGCCTGCATTTGCTGATTTAGTAAATTTTGCTTTACCGTCTGCTTCACTACCAGTTGGATCTGATTTGTCTTGTTGTGTTGCAACTAATAGTAGTGGTACTGTGCCGGCGCCTGGGGCACCATATGCACTCTCATCTACTACAGTAACTTCAACACCTGCTGATACTAATGTTGCCATAATATTCGCTCCTCTAAGTAAGTAATTCGCTAGTAGTATTTACCAGGACCACTATATATCTAGGGGGTTATGGAGGTTAACCTAGTACTTAATGATTTCTTTAACTTTTGTAAGCAAATCTTCTAATGTACTATCATTATAGATAATATGATTAAATTTTTCATCTGGGAGTATCCATGCCCATTCGCTTGGGTGTACATCTTCTGGTTTAATATTGTTATCTCTACAATCCATAAACCATGTAGGTAAATCTCCTCGACGGGCTTGCCAAACTTGTCCGCCAATTTCTTTTATCATTTTCATTTCATTGGGAAAACGCACATCAGGTATTACCCAATTATTATCTGGATTGTTTAATATTTGTTGTTTAACAAGACTAACCCATATGCCATCATAGAAACCATTACGCATACAATCTGTACCAAATAATTGTAACACTAATCTAGGTGTAACAAGTTGACCAGTTTCTTTAGTCCAAAACTCGTCTTGTTTTTCTCGCCATATCCTACTGCGATCAGTATCACCTTCTAATAAATCTCTATCCCAACCAAATACAGTTGCTACACCATCTTTAAGTTTGTCAGCAAAACTAAGTTTTTCGAAGTTATGATTTTCTACTAAAATATCGGCAACGGTTCCTTTACCACTACCGATTAAACCGCATATACCAATTATCATACGCTACTCCGTAAATTGTTATTTTTTACAGTTTAGCGTAAATTTTAAGAAAAGTCAACCAATAATAACGCCGAGGCCCATTTGACCTTCAGCATAGTATTTGAGGTCATCTTCTAGTTTGTCCATTGCCATTTGTGCATCGTTACGCAAGGCGTCTGCGTTAAGACTTGTACCGCCTTGTGGTCCAGCAATAGTATTAAACTTACCTCTTGCTTCGGCTAGCATTAGTTTAGCATGTGCTAGTGCAAAATCTTTAACCCAAGGACCACTATATGGATCTAGTAATAGTTCTTCATCACTACGTTGTTTATAAACATGTAGATAATATGTGTCTTTTGATTTAATTTTTCTTTGAAGAAATAGTTTTTTAGTAACAGTGTTCCAAGTAAACATAATCTGTTCACCAAATAATTTACCTAGTGTTTCTCTATGCTGACTTAGAGCATCAAATGTAGCCATTCCGCCTGCTCTGCCACTGTGTAATAGATAGCTATTTAAATATGCACTTTCGAATGGTTCAATATCTGCACCATTACCAGTTAATGTTCCGCTACTACGACGATAGATATCATATACGTCAACTATACTATTATCTAATGTGTAGTCACTAGTATCTACTACTACCTCTAGTGGAATAAATGTTTCTTCAACTGAATTTTCACTACGTTGTCTATATTTTTCAAAACTTTTATCAATAGAAAGAGCATAGTGTTCGGGGTCAAGTTCTACGTCGACCATTTGACCACCTAATCGTAGTTCAATCTCTTTTGTTAAATCATCTCTCTGTGCCATACTAATATTTATCCGTTATAATAATCCGCAGTGTACTTGAGCAGTTGTTTAATTTCTTTACTGCTTGGTTCGAAAACAGTTCTATACCTAGCATAACTAGGCAAATCATTTTTATATGCTTCTGGGTTTCGTAATACTTGTTCTGGATTATCAGTATCTTTTATTTCGCTAGCAAGGTCACTGCCGTATGCCATAAGTTCATGTGGATCACGCAAATATTCACGCATCCAATCTTTAGGATCTCCAGTTTTATTTGCTAACTCGGTACCTTTTTGGTGACCACTTTTCATTTTGTTAACTCTGTCCAATCCAATCTTGGTATACTGATTCCAATGGATAGTTTCGTGTGCAAGCATACGCATTACAATTTGTTTGAAAGTTTTTGGACCATACTTGCCTGCAAGATTCTTCGTAAACAAATATACTTGCATAAATTTACCATCTTTGTCTATGCCAGCTTCTGCACTAATCCATTCATTTGGATCTTCACGTTCTTGGTCAACAGCAAAAAACTCTATAGGTAAATTGTTTTGATTGTTTGAGTTAAGTATTTCTTCTAGTTCGTCTATGTCGTCGACATCATTACTATCGTCTAAGTAGTCTTGATACTCTTCGATACTGTCGTCGAGAATTTGCTCAACCTGACTCATAAACTTTTTGTCAGGTTCTACCCGTGCTTCGACTATCTCGTAAACTTTCATACAAGTATTTATTTGAATGCTTTTAGAATAATTGTATCGGCATTGAACCTGCCATTCATTTTAGTTTCAGTTGTTTTGAGATATCCAAACTGTGCTTTTAGTTTGTGTTTGGTGACCCTTTTCCAGTTAGGCAGTATTTCTTCTGGCTTACGAACTGTTTTCTGCAAGCTACGAGTTTCGCTAAAGTGTTGTAGTGTAGTTCCTTTAACTTTAAACTGTGCATGGTCTTCTGCATAATAAATGCCTATCTTACGGTTCTTTGTATTAAACACCACTACCGCAGTTGCATCGATAATCTCGCTTGGATTAATACTAGCAATGCCAAAGTCTCCGTCACTAGACTTAAACTTGAGTTTCTTAACAAGTTCTTGAGCACTTTTAACTTTGGGTTTACGAACTGCACGATTTTGTTTTTGCTCTGCTTTCATAATATCAATAGCGTCATACAGTCGCTTGTAAAAGTCTGTAAGTTCTTTTATTTGAGATTTGCTGTATGTACTATAACCTTCAGAAAGTTGTTGTTGCATATCGTCACGTTTCTTAGGTGTAGGCAAGTTAGCTAATTCTTGTAGTTCTTCATAGCTACCACTATACCAATTTGTTACAAAACGTAAATGTCCGAGATTGATTTGATTTTTCTTAAAGAGTTTAATTGGGTGTACATCTTTTAGCGGATTCTTCTTAGGATCACGCATCCAGTTATCAATCCATTCATCTAGTTCACCTGTTTTTTCTTCAGCCGCTTCTTGCAAACGTTCCTGTATGCTAGGAATATATATATTTTTAGTTGTAGATTTTTTCTCTTCGACAATAAGTTTACCAGCTTCTACAAGTTCAGTAATTTTAGGCTTGATATAATCTGTCATAGGTGCAATGTCACCGCTTGTACCTGGACATGCTTGCCAGTATTCCTGTTCCTTAGTATTATAATCAGGACAGCCATCTAATAACATACGACAGTAGATGCCTACTAGTCCTTCGTGTTTAGCGGCTTTTTTTGCATTTGAGATATCTGATCTACTGTAATCATTTTGTTTCATCCATGTAAACATATGTTCTATGTTTTCATTGTGCTTATAGTTCATATACCAGAAATCATTGTTATGACGTTTTAGTCTGTGAAACTTATCACCAGATAAATTTTCCCAGCCTTCAAAGCCCGGCGCTTGCAGTCCACGCTTGCTGATACGCTTCAGTGGAGTTTTTTTCTTGACTGCTCGACCTGTAATTTTGTTTACTTTAGCCATACGAGTCTCCTCAAAGTTTCTGTGTCTATATACTATTATATACGATTATATACGATTATATACGATTTGTCAACCTTGTAAATCTACGAGTTTCCAAACTTTGTGTGTATATCTCCGGTGCTATCATCATAACAGTATCCGTCTGTTGCATTGAACTCTCCTTTGATTGTTTCTAAAATAAAGTTACATTGTTCTAATGTTTGTAGACCATACACAGCCGTTGCATCCAATGTCATGTCCATGTCAGTTGACAGTAATAAGAATATGAATATTGTCTTCACTGGTATTCCCTTCGAAGTTTCTTACTAATATAACACCATTTACTTATTTGTCAACCTTGTAGATTCACGATAAATAACTGTATGCCAAGATTAAGTTTATATAAACCGACCAAAACTAACGATTACCACTACATGGATAACTCTATCCGTGAGCAGTTTAGTATCGGAGGTACCGGAGTTCACGTACACAAATACGTGGGACCAGCAGTAGGTAATGATAAGAATGACCCCAGCCAGCCCAACTATCTCAGTGGTTCAGAAGTAGACCCACTTAGTGGCGAAGAAGTTAATGTAGGCGGAGTTATAAACGAAACAAAAATACAAGATTTACTGTTTATGGAAAACAGAGACCGCAAATATGACCAAGATATCTATGAATTACGTGGTGTTTATAATGTTCAAGATACAGATTTTGATCTAACACAATTTGGATTATTTTTAAGTAATGATATGCTGTATATGACATTTCACATGAATGAAATGGTTGACATTGTAGGAAGAAAACTAATGCCGGGAGATGTATTAGAATTACCACATCTTAGAGATGCACTATTGTTGAGTAATGATAAGAAAGCTATTAACAAATATTACGTTGTAAACGATGCTAATAGAGGCGCAGAAGGTTTTAGTCAAACTTGGTATCCACATATTTGGCGTGTTAAACTATCACCATTAACAGACAGTCAAGAATACTATGATATACTTGGCAATAGCGACGATGCAAATAGTCTCAAAAATGATCTTAGTACATATAAAACAGAGTTTAACATTAGCGATGCTATTATATCAGCCGCTGATCAAGCTGACCCAGACGGAACAAGTTTGACCGATCACTTATTTGGTTATGATCATCCAACAGCTGGTGGCATTGTTAACAAAGATGATAGCTATGTACATGGTGAATCAATTACAGCAGGTGATCAGTTTCCTAGTACACCTAACGAAGGCGATTACTTTATTAGAAACGACTTTAATCCCAATAGACTATTTGTCAGACGGGGCAGTAAATGGCATAGACTATATGATAACATCACAGATAAAACTTGGACGGACATAACTTACAATGCTAGCGGATTTATTAACAATACAGATCGCACTACTGTGGTAGATAATCAAGAAACAAAAGAACAAACTCCACTTAGTGAAGTAATTAAAACAAGAGCGGATAATACATAATGGCATATCAAACTAGTAAGATAACCGCTGTACCATACTTTTATGACAAACAACTTAGACGATATATTCAACAGTTTATCCGTATTTTTGCAGGCTTTCAAGTAGCCATGCACAGTGACGCTGAAGGAAATGTTGTATATCAAACTGCACCTGTACGCTACGGTGATGTGAGTAGAATGGCGGCACATATTGTAAGAGAAAACAGTGAGAACATGACTCAAACAACACCATTTATAAGTTGTCATGTAACAGGTTTAGAAACTGCTCCAGATAGAAGAACAAGTCCACAGTACGAAGAAACTGTTCCTGTCTTTGAGAAAAAATATGATGAAGCTACAGGTAGTTATATAAATGAACAAGGTAACGCTTATAGTATAACAAGACATCAGCCTGTACCTTATAACTTAACAATGCAAGTAGATGTTTGGACATCAAACACAGAACAAAAACTACAGTTGTTAGAACAAATACTAGTACTGTTTAATCCTACACTTAACATACATACTAGTAATAATCCATTGGATTGGAGTACATTAAGTTACGTTGAATTAATTGCTAGCACTTGGAGTGTTAGAGCTATCCCAAGTGGAATAGATGATATTATTGATATAAGCACAATGACATTTACAATGCCTGTGCTAATTAATCCACCAGCTAAAGTTACAAAACAATCAATTATACATACTATTATTGATAATATTGACGATGTTAACGATGAAGCACTAGCCGCACTTAGAGCAGGTGGTAGTTACAATCCATTGTTTACAAGTTTTAAAATTGTAACATTAGAAAATTTCAAAATGCGTTTTACAATGAATTCAGCTGGCGAAGGCACTGCACAATTATTAAATAGAAGCAATACAAATGTAGATTTGAATACCGGTACAATTTTAAATTGGACCGAAGTGTTCAAAGGATTTGGTGAATTTAGAGATGGCATAAGTCAACTAAGGTTAAAACAAACGTCGGACCCTAGTATTACAGTTGGTGATATTGTAGGAAATATTACGGTTAATAGTGTTAATGCTAATTTACTAGATATCACAATGGATGCTAGTACATTTCCAGCAAATACACAACCTGCAGTAGATGCGGCAATAAACCCACAAACGAATACACCAGGCGACGGAACTTTATCTGCGGCAACAGATGGCGACAGATATCTGCTTACAGAAGACGTAGCAGGGGGTGCAGGCTGGTCGGGCAGTGCAGCCAAGAAGCACGACATTATACAGTATGCACAAGGATCAAACACATGGAGTATCACATTTGACGCAAGTGTAAATGGATCAACAGTACAGCATACAACGAATATAACTACAAACGACAGATTAAAGTATAATGGCACCGAATGGATTAATGCCTTTGAAGGCACATATAATAGCGGATTTTGGCGAATATACCTATAATGATACAAGCAAGCGGTTGCTGTTTTCTTGCCTTAGACACGGGCAGAATCATGCTACAACAAAGAAGTAAAAAGTCTAGTCACCCACTAACTTGGAGTTTTTGGGGAGGCAAAGCTGAGAAAAAAGAACGTCCTATTGAAACACTACTTAGAGAATGTAGAGAAGAAATGGGACCTTTACCTGACATAGCAAAAGTACACCCATTACATACATTCTTAAGTGATGATAAAAAGTTTACCTATAACACATTTTGTGTTACAGTATTTGAAGAGTTTATACCCAGTTGTAATCATGAAAGCAGTGGATACAGTTGGGTAAGCATAGACTGTTGGCCAAAACCTCTACACAGAGGTGCTAGAGTTGTTTTGAGTAATAAACAACTTGTAGATAAATTAGTAACTATATACGAACGTGAAAAAGATCAAACAGACTTACCAAACTGGTTAGATAGTTTCTGATAAAAATCCGTTAGCTAAATCAATCTTTTCACCTGTACTTAAGAACTTATAAACTTTATCAGCTAGTATAGTATGATTCTCTTTACTCATATGATTTAATCTTTTATCATACATTTCTTTATCTTGTAATTGAGTAAATTCTTGTTCATCGATTGTTTTAAGAGTAGCATTATTATCTGTTGTATCATGCATATCTGTATTAGTAAATCCTGGAAGTATACACAACATAAATTTATTACTAAGTTTACTACGACACCAATGTAAAAACCAATCGTAGTGCATCTGACTTATAAAATCGTGTTGTATTCCAAAATTTTCAACATAAGATTGTATAGCTTTATTTTGTTTCTTAGATACTAATTTCTCTAGATTGTTTACAAAGATATTAGAGAACTCAGGACTGTCTTCTAATAGCCATGTCCTATTAGGTTCACTAGTAACAATAATAACTGTATCACCTTTCGTCATATTTTCTTCATGTTCGTTAATTTTTTTAGCAATCCACTGATTACTTATTCCGGGCATTGCAATTATTTCGAGGTCTTGTTTAATCTTTTCTGCTATTTGTTTGGTCCATGCATAGTCTGGCAACTCTTCTGTATTATTGTATATCATGTAATTTATAGGAGATACAAAACTATCTCCAAACATCCACATTTTACTCATGTTTGACTATCACCTTTTGCAATACGATAATTATCCTCGACACTGTCTGGTGTACTAACTTCAATAATAGCACAGTCATCTTCCATAGCTACTAGTTGATGAGGAAGCATAGGCTCGTTACGCCATGTATCTCCTTTGGTTAACACTTGTGTTTCTAATTCAGCAGTATCAGTATTCATAGTGTGTAGTGTAAAGCTACCCTTTAGTACATACCAACTTTCATCTTTTTCTTTGTGAAAGTGCATACTAAACTTAGCTCCTTTGCGATCAAAGTACATTATTTTTCCACAGTAAAGGTCGTTGGTTGCCCAGATTAATTCTCGTCCCCAACCTTTTTCTTGTGTACCGTCGAGTTGTGTCATTCTTTGATCCTTTTAATTGTTTCTGTAGTGCTATGACCTTCAACAGTTGGTATGATAAAAACTTGTGCTAATTCATTACCAACTACTTGACTCACAGTATAGTCTCCGCCTTTTGTAATTATGTCTGGCTTTACACTTTTAATTAATTCTAGCGGAGTATCTTCGTCAAACAGTATCACTTCATCAACAAAGTCTAAACTTTCTAGCATAATTTTCCTGTCTGTTTCGTTATTGATAGGTCTATCTTTTCCTTTTAGTTTTTTAATACTACAGTCTGTGTTTAAACCTACTACTAACCAATCTCCCAGTTCTTTGCTTTTTTTAAGCATTTCAATATGTCCAGGATGTATAATATCAAAACAACCGTTGGTGAATACTTTAGTACTTTGAATATCCTTAACTTGTAATACATATGTACCTGTGTGTTTAACACTTTCTGCTGATCCTTTTACTGCACATTCTAGTGCTTTTTGATAATCATGATTTTTAGTAAGTGCATAAACAAAAGCCGCTAAGAAACAATCTCCTGCACCTGTTACATCATTTACTTCTACTTGCTCAACTGGAATAGTGTATTCTTGTTCATCTATTCTTGCTACAACATCATTGCCTGCATCAGTAATAATAATGTTATGTCCGTAATCCCATTTATCAAAGTTAAACTTTTCAAATTCACTCTTATTGGGTTTAACCAACCAAGATCCTGGATATTTTGATGCATCTTTTTTTGGATCTACAATAACTTTGCAACCTTGGTTTTTTAGATTTTCTATTATATACTTGGGTCTATCAAGAGTTCCTTTACCATAATCACTTAGAATAACATAATCATATTCATTTAAACCTATTGTACTGCGAACTAGTTCAGTAACAACTACCCAATCAGCATGTTTATCATCATCTATTCTACATACATAATGTCCGTCACATATAACTCGTGTTTTTACACTATGTGGTTGTCCAGTTTCAAATAATGTAACATCAACTCCAAGACTTTTTAAATTTTCATACACAAGAGCGGCTCCGCCCATTGTTGTTTTTTCTTCTTTGTATGTTATTACAGGAACAGGTGCTTCAGGACTTATCCTACTACTAGTTCCGTAAATATATCTATCTTCAATGATATCTCCAAGTACTAATACTTTCATAAATTTTCCTCCACATATTGATCAGGTGTTTTAAACTGATGATTAATAAATGTTTCGAGTTGACTGTTATCGCTACAAGTATACATTTGATAAATTCCCTTAAGGTCATCTGGCACAGGTATATATTCGATAGTAGCATTGTAATGACTTGCTATTATCTTAGCCCAATATTCAAACGTACATGTTCTTCCTGTGCCTAAGTTACAAATAAAACTATCGTCGTGCTGAACACATTGATACATAACATGTACTATATCATCAACACATACGAAGTCACGTTGTACTTTATCACTGCCTTCAAATATTTTTATTACACCTATTTCTTTTGCTTGTTGAATAAAGTTTGTATAAGGACTGCCCATACCTACTGCCTGTTTATGACTTTCTCTACTTCCATAAACATTAAAAAATCTCCAACTTTGTATTTTACAATCAACAGTATTTCTAAAAATATTATCACATATTAACTTACTACTAGCATACAAGTTCTTAGGTGCTTCGTTTATGTAATTCTCTTGTGTATCAATGTTATCTCCATAAACACTGGCACTGCTAGCAAAAACCATTGTGTTGCATTTACCTAAAAGTTGTCTTGT